TCACTCAACAAGATTTCGACCATTTATCAAAACCATATACAAGAAAAGAAGGACAAAAAGAGAGTGGTACAGGATTAGGGTTAAATATTTGTGTTGCAATTTTAGAAGAACACGGATTTGAAATTACATGTGAAAAAAATGATATTGGTACTAAAATGAAAATAAACATAAAATAAAAAAAAAACAAAAAATGATTGATTCGTTAATGTTGGTAGATGATGAGGACTTGTTCCATTTAGTTTTTGAAGACGCTTGTTCTTTATTAGATATTAGTTTATCACTAAAATCATTGAATAGTTCTGATGAAGCCGCTAAACTTTTTCAAAAATGGTTGGGTGGTGATTATTCAGATAGACCTGAGTGTGTATTTGTTGATTTAAATATAATTGGTTCTTCCTTTGATGGTATAGAATTGATTAGAAAGATTAACTTTGAGTATGGTAATAATGTGGTTATAGGGATTATATCCTCATCTAATGAACCTGAAGAACAAGCTAAAGCTGTTCAAGCTGGCGCACAATTTTGGATTATAAAATCTGATGATATCGAACCTAGATTAGAAGAATTCAAAAAAGATTATGAAGGCTATAAAAAAAGAACTGCCTCATTTAAGGTGTATAAATAATGAAATTTAATAAGGAAACAAAACAAGAGTTAATAGAATTACTCGAAAAGAAAAATATTGGTTTAGAAGGTAATATTTTGAAGATTATTGACTCTTCAGATGACCCTGATTTTGCTAAATATGTTGAGAATTGTAAGGATAAAGATAAAGAAACAAGAAAAAAAAGGTTAGAAATAACAAAACAAGTTCAGGAAAAGAACAAAGAACTAATTGAACTCAATACTGAAAATCAAAGAATAATGGATGAACTCCAAGTTTCTTTGAAAGAGGTTGAGGAGGCAAAAATGACTTTCGAAGTTCAAAATAGAGAGTTACTTGCTTGGCAACAAGACAACCAAAGAATGAGTGTGGAACTTCAACAAGAGATGGCCAAGTCAGAATTAGCAAGAATCCAAGCAGAAGAAGCCAAAACTGCAGCGGTTAATGATTTGGATGTTCTACAAAAGAAAAAACAAACCGAATTAATTGGTAACATCGTGAGAATTGCATTAGGTGTTATTATATCTATCGGTATTATAACCACATTTATGTATATTTTGGCTTTAGTAATAAACAAAGATACACAAATGATTGGTTCTACTTGGTCAAATATGTTAGGTATATTATTAACTAACGCATTTAGTATAATCGGTACAATAATGGGGGTTAAATACTCAGGAAAAGAGGAAAAAGAATAAAAAAAAGGGGGTCTATTTCGACCCCTTTTTTAATTTACTAAACTTAGCTTCCCCTTTATAAACATTTTCCACTTCATAGGCATTTCTACCCAATTTTTTGTCATATTTCCATATTTGGATGATATCTCCGTGGTCTATAACAACTTCTGATTTGGTATCTTGTGTCATTTGAGGTTCAGGGTTTAGTTTTTTCGCCATAATTAAATGATTGCTTCAGTAAGTTTTTTTGTAAGATTCAATTCATAAGCTCTTGCCAATCTTGTAAGGCCACAACCCCATCCAAATCTTGGGAAGAAATCCAAAGATAAGAAATGTTCCAATTCTTTTTCTACTCTTTCCTTACCAAATAATTCAAAAAGTTTTGCTGAGTAGTTCCCACCTTCGATTGTGTAGAACATTTCTTTCATACTTTCTTTATCACAACTTCTTTCAGCAGAACCGATTGTTTCTTGACCGAAAAGGATAACATCAACCTTTTGGAATTTGTCACCTTCACCCTTTTGCATATTCCAAAAAGGATTTGTTCTCAATGGGAAGTTTTGAAGTGAGATAGAATCACCGATTTCATTCCACATTTTTGTTTCGTGTTCAGCTTCAAGGATTTCAGTTCCGTATTTTTCACAAAGTTCATTATAATCTACAACTATTGGAATATCAAATCCCAAATATTCTAACATTTCCGCTTGAAGTTTAACCATATCTTCTTTAGTTCCTTTTGTTTCAACTTCGAACATAGGGAAGATTAAGTCGTGACGACCAGGGATTGGGTTTGCTTCTTGTCTGTATGATGTGGAGATACAATATACACCAGGAAATTCAGGATTTAGAAGTAATTCATATTCCAACCACATTTGACCTGTTTGTGGTAAAGGCCAAATTTCACCTGAATATTCAAATTTTGTGATGCTATGTGGATTTTCACAAGCGGCAAGGATTGAAAGTCTAGATTGTGTTGGAACCTCCAAGAAACCTTTGGCTTGGAAAAAGTTTCTCATCTTTTGTACTAACTCGTTGTAGATTTGTGTGTTTTTCATTTTTGTTATTAATTTTGTTTATTGGTTTATAAAAAAAAGCCCCCTAATAATAAGGGGGTTATGAATTAAAAATTGTATATGTTGTTTAGATTGATGTCCATTTTTTTTCTTTTAGGAATAAATACGATAAGATTTTAGAAAAATCAATTTTTTTATAAAAATAATAAAAAAAATTATGTTTTGTCATTAAAACTGACAATTTGTCAGGTTAAAAAGGTTTGGATTAATTTTTTATAACAAATGTTTGTGAGTAGAATTGACTACATAAAAAATAAACAATATAATTCAAACAAAAACGAACAAAATATGAGTAAAATTATTGGAATCGATTTAGGGACTACAAACTCGTGTGTAGCCGTAATGGAAAATGGAGAACCAATTGTAATAACAAACAATGAAGGTAAAAGAACAACCCCTTCAATCATTGGATTTGTTGACAATGGTGAAAGAAAGATTGGAGACCCAGCAAAAAGACAAGCTGTAACCAATCCTGACAAAACAATTTATTCAATCAAACGCTTTATGGGCTCAAATTATGACGAAACCAAGTCAGAGGTTAAGAGAGTTCCTTATAAGGTCGTAAAAGGGAAAAACAACACCCCAAGAGTAGAGATTGATGATAAACAATTCTCACCTCAAGAAATCTCAGCAATGGTGTTACAGAAAATGAAACAAACTGCTGAAGATTATTTGGGTCAAGAAGTAACTGAAGCCGTTATCACAGTTCCTGCTTACTTCAATGATGCTCAAAGACAAGCAACAAAAGAAGCTGGTGAGATTGCGGGTCTGAAAGTTAAGAGAATTATCAATGAACCAACTGCAGCTGCTCTTGCTTATGGTCTTGATAAGAAAAACAAGGACTCTAAAATCGTTGTTTTTGACTGTGGTGGGGGTACACACGATGTATCTGTACTAGAATTAGGTGGTGGTGTATTTGAAGTATTATCAACCGATGGTGATACACACTTAGGTGGTGATGACTTTGACAATGCTATTTCTGATTGGTTAAAAAACGAGTTCAAAAATGAGAACAATGGTGCTTGGAATGATGATTCTATGGCAATCCAAAGGTTAAGAGAGGCAGCTGAGAAGGCAAAAATTGAATTATCTTCATCTCAAAGTACTGAAATTAACTTACCTTACTTTATGGTAATTGATAATCAACCAAAACACCTTGTAAAAACACTTACAAGAGCAAAGTTTGAACAAATTATTGATAAATTGGTTGAAAGAACGATTGCACCTTGTAAATCAGCTCTTAAAAACGCTGGATTGACAATTAATGACATTGATGAGGTTATTTTGGTTGGTGGTTCTACTAGAATCCCTGCAATTCAAGAAGCAGTTAAGAAGTTTTTCGGAAAAGAAGCGTCAAAAGGTGTAAATCCTGACGAAGTTGTTGCTTTGGGTGCTGCGATTCAAGGTGGTGTATTAGCTGGTGATGTAAAAGATGTTCTTTTATTGGATGTTACCCCACTTTCATTAGGAATTGAGACAATGGGTGGTGTAATGACAAGATTAATCGAAGCAAATACAACAATTCCAACCAAAAAGTCACAAATCTTCTCAACTGCGGTAGATAATCAACCTTCTGTTGAAATTCACGTAATACAAGGTGAAAGACCAATGGCAAAAGACAACAGAACTATTGGTAGATTCCATTTAGATGGTATTCCACCATCAATGAGAGGTATTCCTCAAATCGAAGTTACTTTTGACATCGATGCAAATGGTATTATCAATGTTTCGGCCTTAGACAAGGGAACAAACAAACAACAAACGATTAGAATTGAGTCATCATCTGGACTTTCACAAGAAGAAATCGACAGAATGAAGAGAGAAGCTGAGGAAAATGCTGAAAGTGATAAATTAGCTAAAGAAAAAGCTGAAAAAATCAATGAGGCTGATAGTACAATCTTTAATATTGAGAAAACTTTGAAGGATTTGGATGAAAAAATCTCTGATGAACACAAAGAAGAAGTTAAAAAAGGTTTGGAGGAATTAAAAGAGGCTAAAAACACTGGTGAAATTGAAAAAATTGACCCTGCGTTAGATAATGTTAATTCAATTATGCAAAAAATTACCCAAGAACTTTATAGTAATGTGAGTGAACAAACTGAAAACACTGATGGTTTTACAGGTTCAGATGTAGAGTTTGAAGAAGTAAAGTAAAACAAAAAACCCCTGACTATTCGTTGGGGGTTTCTTCTTTTTGTTCTTCAGTTTTCTTTTCTTTTTGGATTTGGTGAATAATATAACCTGAGATTGCAAACTCAACACCTGCCCACATAATCAAATCAGTCATTGTTAGAACTGAATGTTTTTCTAATAAAAAGAAAATCATTCCCCATTGTGCAATGATGAAAGCGATTCCGGACTCAATCCTTTTTTTGGAAAAAAATGATTCTTTAGATGAATACATATTAGTAACTTCTCTAATTAACCATTTAATATTTTCCCATCCGAAAAATAGTTTGTTTTTCATAGTAAATTTTCTTAATAAATAGGATATAAAAGAAAAAGAGGACGTAGCGATGTCCTCTTTTTTTGTTGCCGTAACAGCAAACGGTCCTAATAGTCCTCCTAAGAGGTTAGATTATTCACCTTTAACTAAAGCCAAAGCTCTTTTCAGGTATTCTTTCGCTCTTGGTGATGGAGTTAATTCATCATCTTTAGTTTGAAGATTTAAAACTCTCTCAATATCTTTAACAAGTTCAGTTCCGTGTTCGTTTTCTTTGTATAATTCAATAATTTTGTCCATAGCTTTATTACAACCACCTGTTGTTTCATCGTAATAATTTTTGTTTCTGAACTTATTTAAATGGTGCATCATATCGTAAGCTAAGTGAGAACCACCATCTTTGATGTCTTTGAATAATCTTAAATTATTCAAAATACCTAAAGTATCTACCATAGAATTAACTCCCATTTTTCTTTTTGTAACACCAGGTGCGTATGTTACATACTCTCCAGCATTTCCTACAATTTCCTCCAATGGCATAATATTTTCAGGAACACATCTAACTTTTTTTTCTTCCTTTGGTTCAGACGTTTCCATTTGTTCCATTAATTTTTGTCGGATAACTTTACGTATATTAGATTCTTTTATATTGTAACCTTTCATAAACTTTTTTCTTTATAAATATAACAAGATTAACAAAATAAAAAAATCCCTCAATCGATGGACTCATCTTTTTTTTCTATTACTTTTTCTATTTTTTTGTTATTCAATAAATGGTCAATCCATATATCAAAAATTAAAAAATAAATCCACCAAGTTAATAATGAAATAGGATATGTTTCGGGATAATAATAAGTCATACACATTAGATAAAATACTTTAGCAAAAATGTATATTCTTATAAAGGTATGAACGATTAAAAATAAAATTAGTAACATAGTCATTTATTAATTGTGATTATAAAATATCATTACTAATATAAGGATATTTATTTTAAAAACAAAATATATGAGTACCAAGTTAGATAACTTAATAAAGAAAGTTCTAAGAGAATCACTAAATCCGGTAATGAAATTGACTGAACATTGTATGATTTCTGAGGATTTAAAATATCATTTGGAAAATAAGATTCCATTGAATGAAAATATTTTTAGAATATACTCTGAGAAATATTTTAAGTTAATTAATGAGGTAAGAAACTTATATTATGATGGTAAAATAGAATTGAATGAAGAGGACACTTGGTTGGTTGAGTCAGATTTAGGTAAAAAAGTTTTATTAGAAAATGGGGATGAGGTATGGTTAGATGCTCCAATGTATGAAGAGGAAGTTGAAGAATTATTGTTTGAAGCAAAACATCACGGAAAAAATGTTAAACTTAATTCACCATTTAGAACACCAGGAGGACCTAAAAAGTTTGCGGTATATGTTAAAACACCAAAAGGAACAATCAAGAAAGTAACATTTGGTGACCCCAACCTAAAGGTGAGAAATAGAAATCCAAAAGCAGCAAAATCATTTAGAGCAAGACATAAGTGTGACCAAAAGAAAGATAGAACAACTGCTGGTTATTGGAGTTGTAATGTTGGTCGACACGCAAAAAAATTGGGTTTAAAGTCAAGTGCTAGTTGGTAATGGAAAAACTACCTTTCGAACAAGAAATAATTGGTAATAAACGATTAAGAACATTTTCACCTGATGTTGACGATGAGGAATTAAAATGGCATCGTGATAGGGAAAATAGATTAGTTGAAATATTGGATGGGGATGATTGGTTTTTACAAATGGACAACGAATTCCCTAAAAAATTAGTTATTGGTGAAAAGTATTATATACCTGAAGGTGTATATCATAGAGTAATAAAAGGTAATCAAGAATTAAAAGTCCTGATTACCTTTGTTTGATATTACTTATTAAATCTTTTCAAAGCATTTTCTGTTATAAACACATATTCGGTTTCTTTGAGCTCCTCAAGTGTTTTTGAATTAGTATAAGACATTGCTGATTTTAGATAGTCTACAAGATTTTCAATCCATTTATCTAATGTATATTCTACCTTATTGTATTTCGTAATACCCTCAGATGTAATCAACTTATTTTTACCCCACTTTCTTTGTACTTCTTTTGTACTCATTCCTCTAAATTTCTTATACATAAACTTTCTAAGGAATTTGAAATTATTCCAAACATATTTGGAGGTATTTTCATTTAATGGAATGAGTTTACCTAAATAAACAGGAG